AGCGGAGTCATTGAAGTCCTTGGTGGGGTTACTGGAACAGTTCTAGCTGTCGAGCGTCTTTAAGTTGGGCGTCATCAGGAGGAGCCAGTACCGTCAAGCGGCGTAGCACTTCCAGTTGCCAATCTTTAGGCAGTCCTGTATCAAGTTCAATGAGTTCGGCGCTAAAGCGAATTAGCTCTTGCGTTGTGAGGGATCGAGGTTGTATTCCGTACATATTTTTCTCCATGCCTCTTCTGCTGAGTGAGAGGTCTTCATTATGTGAGTTAAGAATTCGACGCGGTCACGATAGGCCACAAACACTTCCGTGCCTGTAAACCAGTTGTAGACAGTCTGTCGAGAGACGCCGAGAGCATAGGCAATCTTCGTGACCGGAAAGTCAAGATGGATCGCCCAACGCCCAAGCTGGTTGCCCAGAGACTTGGGTGTCTTCGCTACTTCGTCAATGATTTTTTGTGAGTAAGCCATAGTGGTTTAGGTGGGGGTTGGGTGGGGATCGAACCCACCACTCCACAGTGCATGCCGGAATCGAACCGGCCCTTTTACCAACCCCCGATTTAGTTACTCATCGTCCCAATCAGCAACGATGTCGGCCAGCTTGTTCTTCTTAGCTGGGACGGACTCCACCTTGGCCGCGGCTTTGCGCACTTCGGGTTCCTCTTCGGCCTCGACCTCAACGGCCTTGGCTTTCTTGGGCTTGGCGGCCTTGACTTCGGCCATAGCTTCTGCTTCGTCTTCATCAAGCATAGCACCCATGGGGCGCTTGCCTTCGATAGCCAACGGTGCAGGGGCTACAACGCCATCAGCGGCGGCAGGGGTAACAGCCACGGCCTTCTCAGCGTCCTTGGACTTGGACTGCTCAACAGCAGACTCGTACTCGTCATCAGTCAACCAACGCATTGGGCTGAAGAACAACTTGGGAGACTCGGCCTTGGTGTCAAACTTCATGCGCGTCACGATGGCATCCAAGTTAACGGGAGGAGTCTGAGCCGCCATGTAGCGAGCGTATGCCTGCAATGGGCGCTTGTCGCCGTCTTCCTTGCCAAAGATGGACGTAGCGGGCAGGGTGACCTGCAAGACATCACCATCAGGGTTGTTAGCCAAGACCACAGCCAAGCGCTGTTGGTAACGGCAGGCACGGCTTTGACCATTGCCAGACCCAGCGATGTTCTGTGGGCATGTGGTGCAGCTTGATGACTGCTTGTTCTTCACGCCTGCATCGGGCTTCTCGCCATCAGCAGATGTGCAGTCAGGGGCGGCTGCAGCCGCGTCTTTGTCGTAGCCACCAGCGTAGAAAATACGGCTGACCTTGGGGGCGGCTTTGACGATGATGACGTCCAAGTGGCGGTCTTCAATCGAGGCGATCTCCTTGCCGCTTGCAAGCAGGCGGAACACACCGCCCTTGATGGAGACGCGCTTCATGCCGCTACCGGCGTTCACGTTACCAGCCAAGGCCAAAGTTGTGGCAGAAAGTTCTGCGTTCTTAGCGAAAGCAGGAACGTTTGAGGGATTGAACATTGCAATATTGCTCATTTTGTTTTCCATTTAAGTTGGTTTGCGTACAGAGATGTCGTACTCAGACGACGAGTTAAGTCCGGGCGGTACGACCCCGGGGTTTTCTTCTAAGAACTGCGCCATGTTGGTCTGCGCAATGCGCTTCTCAAGCAGGTCAATGGCCTCGTGCTCAATCATAAATTTCTTGAACGAGTCCCAGTCTTGTGTGGTATAGCGAGTTCTCACGGACATGACTGCCGTGCCCTCGGTAGTGCGTACAGATGTGACGCCCATGGCCTTCATCTGCTCTTTGATCGCGTTCTTGATCTCGTCCTGCTGTGCCTTGAGTACTTCAGCTTGTGTGTCGTACGCTTGGGTCAGTTCGGTCATACGCGTTCGTTGCTTGCGGTATATTTTCACAAGCCTATCTAGCGGTATCGCTTCTTCTTCCATTACTTCTCCTGTTATTTTGTTGTCTAAGGTTGGACAGTTTACACAGATTTTTATACGTTGCAAGCCCCTTTCAAGATTTAATTTCGGTTTCGAACATGTCGGTCAGTAGTAAGTTATCGCTAACTTTCTCTCCCAACGCTTTAAACATCTTCTTCTCAATCGGGCTACCCTGAATGTGGATCACGGTAACTTTGTCTGAGTCTTGTCCCTTGCGGTCAGCACGGGCACAGCACTGGATGTATTGCTCAACGCTCATCAACGGGCCATAGAACACCACAGTGTCAGCGGCAGTCAGCGTGATGCCGTGGGCAGAAGCCGCAGGCTGCATGACCAACACCCTTGGGTTTTCCTCAGTCTGAAAACGATTAATTATTTGCCCGCGTTTGCTTGGCGATACATCTCCGTGAATACACTCATTGACAATACCCTTCTTGGTGAGGTAATTGTGTATTGTGTCGATGGTGCTTCGGAACAACGCGAAGATGATGACCTTGCGATCTGTCTCGTCCAGTATCTCCTCCAGTACAGCAAGGCGAGGCGCTGAGTCAAACTCTACAACTTCCTTGTCGTCTGTGTAGGCCGCACCACAACTGATCTGCAAGAGCTTACTCACACCAGCGGCGGCATTGACTGCCGTGATGGTCTCGCCTGCCGCCTGCACTAGCATGCGCTCCTTGAGCATGTTGTAGTACTTGGCTTGCTGTGGTGTCAACGGGGCTTCACGGGTCATGGTAACGACAGGCGGCAAGTCTAGGCACTGTGCTTTGGTGTAGCGTATCGCTGGCTGTAGAGCCTCGTGTACTTTATCCTTGGCGTCGTGCTTGGGAGCCCACTTGAACGTGGTGATCTTGTTCATCACCTGATCGCGCCATGCTGTGTAGAACTTGGGCACGCCCTCGGGGTTCACTAGCTTGGCCAAGCCATACGCATCCACAGGCGACTGCGATGCCGGCGTTCCGGTCATCATCCACAGGTATGTGTTGGGAGTCAGGATCGAGTTAAGCGACTTCCATCTGCGGGTGGTAGGCGTCTTGTATGCGTTCGCTTCGTCCACAATCACTAGGTCAAAGCGGCCATCGTTCTTTACCTCGTTGGCGATCAAGTTAAGACCTTCGTAATTCGTGATTACAATTTCGTAATCTCGCTGAATCATCTCGATACGGCGACTAGCCTGCGCATGGTGCGCGATAACGGCAGAGCGATGAATGATGCTGTTGTTGATGTCACCCATCCATGCGCTGTGCATGATCGACAGGGGGCACAGGATGAGAACCCTACGCACCTTGCCAAGCTTCATCAGGTAGTCAGCCGCCCATAGAGCAGATAACGTCTTGCCAGTCCCTGGTTCTGAGAACACAAATGCCCTACGGCACAGCGTCAAGAACGCTGCCGTCTCGATCTGGTGAGCCATGGGCTTGTAACGCCCCGGCCAGTCATAGCGCCTAGTGATAGGCGATGGTACGTTTTTAACGCCTAGGTTACGCAACACCCGCGCTTCGTCAAGACCCCAGTAAACAGCAACATCGTAGCCTCCGTCTGAACGGGGCGTTGTCAGGCTCTTAGGGATGATTGAGTACTTGTGCGGGTTCCTTGTGCGTAAGATGATTGCTTTGTCTTCTACGATTTCCATTGCTTCTCCAAGCTATTATTTTCCGTTGTCGCTCTGATTGGCGCTCTTACTACGCAGGCGGGTATTGCCTGTTACTGACTTGCCCCCTGCACGCAGAGGTTTGATGTGGTCAATGTCTTTGCCTGCACGCTCAACGCCCTTCTTGTCGTAGGCACGGCGTGCTTTCTGACGCTCAACTTGATCGGCTGTCTCGCCTGTTTTCTTCTGCAGTTTGTAGGCGTGTTTGTAGTCACGCTTGCCGTTGGTCTGTGTCATCATTACTCCTAGTGTTTAGGGTTGAACTCGCATCCGGTGACCTGACACCATCCGCAAAGTGGGGTTTGATTGGGGTTCCATACGTTGTTCTCAAAGCACGCTTCGAGCCGTGCAGTACGCTCACGATACTTCCACCAGAACTGCTCAGTTTGATCTCGTGTCATCTGCATCTTGACCATATCATTTTTGACAATGAACAGCAACGCAGAGTTGACCTTACGGATGTGGGGAAAGTGAGAGAAAACCATAAGCGACATAAGTACAAGCTGATCTCTATCGGGATACTTATTGTTGCCAGTTTTCCAATCACCCACCCACGCCGTAAGGTTCTCGTCATCGATGACTAGGATGTCGGCAATACCTCTAACCCATACATCAGGGGCCTTCCAGTTGGTAGGGCGTAAGTCCACAGTCAGCGCCATCTCGTACTCAGCCAAGGCCCGTCCGGGTTTGTTCAGCATAGCGTCCACTACAGGCTGGAACTGCGCATACTCAGGTGGTATCGGCTTCTTGTCCCTGATGTAGTCCTCGATGGCCTGATGTACCTGATTGCCGTAACGCGTGGCCTCAGTCTCTTGGAAGGGGTACTTCTTCAAGACCTTGACCTCGTGATACCTGCGCTGACAGCCCTCAAAATCTTTTAGGCTGCTGTGTGACCATGCTGGTTTTTTCATTCAAACTTCGCTGTTCTGATGGCTACTGTTAATCGGTTGGCAAACTGGGTAACGAA